TACTACTCTTTCAGTCTGCTCTTTTGCCTCCTCAGTTTTTGCTTCTACTTCTTCTGTTGCTTTTTTATTTGCGGCATCTCGTTCTTTTAATTTAGCTTTGGCACCTTCTAAAATATTTCCTAATTCTGGGAATTTGCCGGTTGCATTTTCCATGGCTGTTGTTATAGCCTCTTCCATATTTTCCTTAAAACCATCCCAAATAGAGCGTACTCCAAGTCCTTGAGCTATTTCATCTATTTCTTTTTGCCATCCCCCTTTGTAAAATCTTTTATAAGTTCCTAATATATCTGTACCTTGTGATTGTTTTTCATACCAAGATTTCTTTATAGTAGAAACATCTAAACCATATTTTTCACTCCATATTTTTTCAGCTTGATCATATATATCACGAGTGGTTCTAGTTCCTAATATACCGTTCCTTATACCTCTACCTATACGTACAGAAGCATCAATCATTATCTTACCAGCGGCTATAAAACCCTCAACTAAAGAACTCCATATACCACCAATAGCATCTTTCCAATCTTTTCTTAACCATTGAGCAATACCCCATAGAACGTCCTTAACATATAAGAATCTATTCGTAACATATACTGCCCAGTATTGAATCACATCTTGATTGTCTGTTATCCATTTGGCAAGTTTTCTTACGCTAGGAGCTATATGTTTACCTATAGCATTTGCTGTTTTCTTTATGGATTTCCAAGTTTGGCCTAAAGCATAACTTAAAGTTTTACTCATTTTTTCAAAAGCCTTATCTGCAAGCCCACTACGATTAACCATAAACTGATAATCATCTGCCATACCTGTAGCATTTTTTAGTGCTGCTGCAAATCCTGTAATAGCTCTAATATTAGGTATAATGACAGATAAATCCTCTGAGGACACATTTTTCAGTTTTTTCAAAACACCTACTAATCCTATAGTTTTCAAAGTAGTAGCATTCATTGCTATGCCATAATTGCGTGCCATGTTGATTGAATCTTCCTGTGGTTTTAAGAATGAATTGATTGTGCCTTTTAATGCTGTGATAGCTATATCAGTTCTAACGCCTGCACGAGTCATCGTTGCTATGGCAGCACCCATATCTTCCATTGATAATCCTGCTACTGCTGATATAGAAGCGACCTTACCTATACTTGGAGCAAGTTCCCCGAAAGTAGTCTTTCCCTTCTTCACTATAGCGAAGAGTAAATCAGAAACACTTGCCGCTTCTTTTGCTTCTAATTGATAGGCATTAAGAATTGTTGTTATAGCATCAGCCGCAGTACCTGTATCAGATATACCACCTGTTGCTGCCTTAGCAGACACAGCTAAAACTGATATTGCTTTTTCCGCTGATATTGAAGCAGATAAAATATCATACAAACCTCTTGCAAGTGTTTCTGTACTTTGATTAAAAGTAACAGACATTTCAGCAACAGCCTTTTCATATGTAGGCATATACTTCATTGTCTGTTCATCTAACATAGTGCTAACCTCAGCCAATTGTTTTTCAAACTTAGCATAAGAACGTACAGACATAACACCAATTGCCCCGGCAGCTATGGCTCCACGTTTGGCGTAACGTTCTATGGTCTGGACAGAACTCCTCATAACACCTGTAGCAAGACGCATAGCTCCTTGCAAAGGCCTTACGTTACCTCTTAATGTTACTACCAATTGTCCTAATGATGCTACACTCATTTTTTTGTCTTTTGTCTAAAAGCACCAAGCCAGATACTTCTACTGATTTTCCATTTGTCTTTGCCACTTGTTTTTATACCTTTAGGACGGGTCATTTTATGAAAGAAGTTTTTGATTTTAACTGCTGCCGGATTTTTAGAAGCAAAACATCTACGAATCTCTGCTGCAATTTGAGCTAAGTACCAACGGTCAACAGTTATTCTTTCGTCTTCCATTCTCAAATACTCCATCCATTGTAAGAACTCAGTTGCAGTAGTTGTAAGGCGAACAGCTTGTACAGGCATTCCCAAATGGGATGCTAATCTGTACCAGTCGTACCGTTCACCTTTGAGTCGTTTTTTGCTTCTGCTTTACTCTCTGCTTCCAACCCACTTAACTTTTGGGCTTCATTAAAAAGAGCCGTCTGTACTGTAGCTGGGAAGGTGCCTATCTTTTCAGCAGACATTAACTTTCCATCTTCGTACAAACAAAGGGCAAGCAAAGAAGTTTCCAGACCGGAGAACGATTTGATTTTTTTGACCTCACCATCTTCAAAATCCATCATATCGCTCATCTGGTCCAAATAAGAACCCTTACGAGAACCATCAAGTTCTCGTAAAAAACACTGTACTTCTTTGCCCCCCGATTCAACCAAAGTCACCGGGATTTCTTTTAGCTTTAATTCAAATCTCAAATTACTGCTCATTTTTCTGTCCTTTCCATTTGACATTAACATTAAACATACTTAAATCCTTACGAGACACACTCTATTTGCTGTCAAATACGCAATTACGTCCTTATTATACTACCACAAAACAAAAGCCCTAGAAACAGCTTACAGACGTTATTTTATGCTGAGTAAACAGGAGCGGTTTCAGTACCTGAAGCACTTTCCTGATTGCTGGGAATTATAGTAATATTAGCAGTGGGTTGTTCACCTTCTACAACTGCGTTCGGTGTAAATGTGTCTAACCAGCCGTAAAAGGCCAATGTATCATCTGCAGGAAAAGTAACTGTAACTAATTGATTGACATTTATCATAGATATAATATCATCGTAAACGGCAGGATCATAAGCTACTACAAGACTCATGTCGGTCAAGCTAATAAGTTTTTTAGGTGACTTTGTACGATACGTTTCATTTAACATTGTAGTTGTATCATTCGCACCACCACCTTCAACACCGGGAGGAGTCACTTCCTTTTCCCAAAACAAAACAGAATCATTCGTTCCAAATTCAATCGTTGTACTATGACCATCATCTAATCGTCCCATAATAAATCCTTTCTATTTTTAAGTTTCTACTTGTTTTAATGTAATTAAAAAATTTGCTGTAAACAAAAAACGTCTTTTTGTTTCTTCTTCATTACCCAAAGCCATCACTGAACCAACTTTACTGACATTAGCAATACAGTAATACGCACTATCATATTCTTGTTCATAATTTACTATTGCATCCAGCCCGGAACAAATATCAATAATATGTGTCCATCCAGTTTGATAATCTAAAGCCCTTACTTTTAACTGTACACCAAAATGATCAATTGATGGACCATCCATTAAACGACCATCTTTTACACCGGGCACATCATACAGACATATACAATTATCTGGAGAAGAACCCCCATCAGGCATAGACCCTATATAAGCAGGCCATATCGCATCACCTGATGGGAGCTGGAGGAGGGTGATAACATCTTTAATATATTGACGCAATATCACAGCAGGCGAAGCATCTAAAGTATCTCCACTCACGGCAGTTTTAATTGTGTAAAAAAGCCCGTCTGTTACCATCGGTAATAATTTTCCAGACTTTATACTCATTTCACATCTATATCCTTATACGGCGTGGACGCACTGGGGGTTATTTCAAGTATGACAGTAGTGTCATCGTCCGGATCAAGTATTTGATATACGCCCGGACTTCCGGTTTTATCTATTACCTTTCCAGCAGCCCACGCCGTTAATACTTTTATAATTTCAGCAAATGTCCAAGTACCTCCTGCTGTCCAATCTGTTTCCGTTTTAAGTGCTTCAATTATTGCTAACGCTGTTGGTAAGGCATTAAGCGTTGCTTCCATCGTATCTTGTTTAGCACTTGTTGCTCGTAAATCAATATTATTATCTATATCTACAAGAATACCTGCTAAAGTACCAGCACTCATTGGTGTAATTTTGTTAGCATCATCCGTACCCCTCATTGCTTCGGCATAAGCCAACCCGCAAATATGCACAGAATCACCCTCGGCTGGCAAAAATGAAAAAGCCCTGTCAACAGTAACAACCTTACCAGCAGTCCAACCAGTTATCCGGCGTATTTCAATGTCTCTTGTCGTCGAAGAATCATCGCGAATTTCAAGTAACATCCCCACATAAGCGTCGGCACTTGCAATGCCATTTTCCAAAGTGAAGGAAGTTGTCGTTATATC